CGATAAGGGATCTTTTGATATACAGTCTTTACGGGTTGGGAAGATTATAGAATGGGCGCCTGACAATGTAAAGATTAACGTTTACAACGATCGAACTGGTAGGCATCAAGAAATTTGGTTTGCTAAGAAGAACGTTGCAATCGTTGAAAATCCTCTTTATTCAATTATGAATGAACCAAACTCAACGCTACAGAGACTTATCAGAACTTTAACGTTGATGGACGTCGTTGATGAACAAAGTGGATCTGGGAAGTTAGATATGATTATCCAACTTCCATATTTAGTTAAAACTGAAACAAAGAGGCAACAGGCTGAGCAGCGTCGCAAAGACATTGAAATGCAGCTTACTGGAAGCAAATACGGTATTGCATATGTTGATGCGACAGAGAAAATCACACAGTTGAATCGTCCTTTGGAGAACAATTTATTAGCACGTATTGAATACCTGACAAACATCGTATACGGGCAGTTAGGGATCACTACTGGTATTTTAGATGGTTCTGCAGATGAACAGACTATGATGAACTATTATTCTCGGACCGTTGAGCCAATTGTTTCGGCTATCGCAGACGAAATGAGACGAAAGTTTCTTACAAAGACCGCAATAACACAAAAGCAATCAATAGCGTTCTTTAGAGATCCATTCAAGCTTGTTCCAACATCTAAACTTGCTGAACTTGCAGATAAGTTTACTCGTAATGAGATTATGTCTTCGAATGAATTTAGACAAGTTGTTGGATTGTTGCCTGTTGATGATCCTAGAGCTAATGAACTTAGCAACAAGAACATTAACCAGTCAAACGGAAGCCAGTTCCCGAACGTTGTTGATCCGAACGAAGCGAATCAAATGAGTGAAGTACCTTCTGAGGGAGAAAATACAAATCCTCAAGAAGATCAATTAACAGCGGAAACGGTTGAAGATAAGAGCTTGAGTGAATTGAAATTGTCTGAAATTTAATGAAGGAGTGAAAATTCAAAATGGCTAAGAAAGACTATGATTTTTGGGGTTGGGCCACGAAAAATGATTTGAAATGCTCCGATGGAAGGACTATTCGTCATAACGCTTTTAAGGATTGTGACGGAATGACGGTTCCACTAGTCTGGAATCATCAGCACAACGACCCGGATAATGTGCTTGGTCACGCAGTTCTAAAGAATGTGGATGCCGGTGTTAAAGCGTATGGCTATTTTAATGACCTTCCAAAATCTCAAAGGATCAAAACTATTATGCAGCATGGAGATATTGGGAGTTTGTCAATTTATGCAAATGGATTGAAACAAACTGCTGATGGAGATGTTTTGCATGGTATTATCCGTGAGGTTAGCCTGGTACTTGCCGGTGCAAATCCAGGAGCATCCATTGAGTATGTTATGGCTCATAGCGCTGATGAAGATCCTGTAGCTATTGGCGCTGAAATTTATACAGGAGAAGATCTCGTTCTTGAGCATAGTGATGATTCTGATTTTATCGAAATTGTTGAAGATTCGGAAAAGACTAGCGAAGAAAAAGAATCAGAGACACTTGAGCATGCAGATACTTCAGAAGAAAAAGAATTAGATAAAGGAGAGGACAAAATGGCTGATAAAAAAGACGATATGACTGTGCAGGATGTTCTTGATAGTATGACACCTGAGCAGAGAAAAGTTTGTGAATACTTAGTCGGCGAAGCTCTTGCTTCTGCTGGCACTAACGATGAAGAAGAAGAGGATGAAGAAATGAAACATAACGCATTTGATAACGAAGATGTTCTCCAGCATGATGGCATGGAAGAAGAAGTATACGCGGCTTTACAGGATGCTAAGAGATATGGATCCGTTAAGGAAGCTTTCTTACAGCATGGTTTAAATCCGCAGGAAGTTCTTGTTCACAGTGTGACGAATTTAGACTATCTGTATCCTGAATACAAGAACGTACATGGCAACGAAGTTCCATTTGTCAATACCAATCCAAACGGATGGGTTGATATTATTAACAATGGTGTTCATAAGACTCCATTTGCGAAGATTAAGATGATGTTTGCAGATATTACCCAGGCCGAAGCTAGGGCTAAAGGTTATGTTAAGGGTACTAAGAAAGTTGAAGAAGTCTTCAAGCTCTTAAAGAGAAAAGCAGATCCAACTACAATTTATAAGCTTCAGAAGTTTGATCGTGATGATCAGATCGACATTACTGATATTGATATGGTTGCTTGGATCAAGAAAGAAATGCGCATCAAGCTGGATGAAGAAAGAGCTCGCGCATACATCTTTGGTGACGGAAGAACAGCTCCGGACGCAGATAAGATTGATGAAATGTGCATCATTCCGGTTGTTAAGGATACCGAAGAGAATCTGTATGCTATGGCTTATGAAGTAACTGTTGCTGACTCCGAGACTTTAGCTCATGCTATTCAGAACAAGATGGTTAAGGCTCTTGATGATTACCAGGGCTCTGGTAACGTTACTGCATTTGTCAGAACCGACATCGTTTCTGACATGCTGTTAATGGAAGACAAGATCGGTCAGAGACTTTATAAGGGTATGAACGAACTCGCTTCCGCAATGTCTGTTGACAGAGTCGTTAAGGTTCCTGCGACCGTTATGCCTGAAGACGTCTATGCAGTAGCTCTTGACCTGCAGGATTACAACGTTGGTATGAATAAGGGTGGTGAAGTATCTCTGTTCGACGATTTCGATATCGATTACAACAAGATGAAGTATTTGATTGAAACTCGTTGCTCTGGTGCTCTGGTTCGTCCTCATTCTGCAATCGTTCTGAAGGTTGCTTCTGAGTCCAGCAGCATTTAAGCTAGTACATAGTATTTTATAGAAAGGAATTTTCAAAATGGCGAAATGGTACGGACAGATAGGCTTCGCGGTTAGTGAAGAAACAGCCCCAGACGTATGGACAGAGCATATCGTTGAACATTCATACTATGGTGATGTTTTACGGAATACCAAATCTGCTGGAAACACGAGTCAAATTAATGATGGCTTTGATATTTCGAATCAGATAAGTTTTATCGCCGATCCATATGCCAGAGAAAATTTCTACAGAATGAAATATGTAACCTTTATGGGTACTAAATGGAGAATAACAAATGTCGAAGTTCAGTACCCAAGGTTAATTATGCAATTGGGAGGTTTGTGGAATGGCGAGGAAGCGGATAGATCTGTCTCCTGTATTTAGAGGTATACTCGGAAATAATAATGTTTATTTTCAACCTCCTGCATCGCAGCTTCTAAAATATCCGTGTGTTGTTTACGAAAGAGATACACGGGAGATTAACCATGCAGACGATTTGGCTTATAAAGGATATAATCGCTACACGGTAACTTTAATTGGTAGAGATCCTGATAACGACGATTATATAGACAAGTTTTTGGAGATTCCATATTGTTCATATGATCGTCGTTTTATTTCGGATAATCTCTATCATGACGTATTTAATTTATATTATTAATGGAGGAAAACAATGGCTAGATTAGTTTGGGATGAGCTCGGCAAAAAACTCTACGAAACTGGTGCAAAAAATGCCGTCTTATATCTGATTGATAGCAATAATGCTTATTCAGAAGGTGTCGCATGGAATGGTTTGCTTGGCTTTGATGAGAACCCATCGGGTGCGGAACCAACAAAATTATTTGCGGATGATATCAACTACATTACTCTGTTCTCTGCAGAAGAATATGGTGGAACTATCAGAGCATACACTTATCCAGATCAATTCGCTCAGTGCGATGGATCTGAATCATTAACAACTGGTGTTGTAATTGGCCAGCAGAACCGTAAACCATTTGGCTTCTGCTATAGAACAGCTATTGGTAACGATACTGTTGGCGATTCATTTGGTTACAAACTTCACCTGGTTTATGGCTGCAAGGCATCTCCTTCTGCAAAGACTCATGATACGATCAATGATTCTCCGTCAGCAGTCGAAATGTCTTGGGAAGTTACTTGCACCCCGGTTCCAGTAACAGATTTTAAACCAACCTGTACGATCGAAATCGATTCAACAAAAGTATCATCAGATGCTATGACTGCGATTCAGGATGTTCTTTATGGATCATCTGAAGCAGACGCTAGGCTTCCTTTGCCAGATGAAGTTAAGAGCATCATCCTTAGGGCTAGTGGTTCCGGTGGCACTACGTCTTTGTAGGCATAATCAATTATTCAAAATGGTGT